ACAATGGCTCAACCATTTTCAGGGACAGCATACCTGTCATAAGGAGATAGCAAATGGCAAGAAAATTTTTAGTTAGCGTTGATCTCAACAAGAATGAGTTGCTCAATGCTAGAATCCAAAACTTAGGATCAGCGCCTTCAAACCCAGTATCTGGTCAGATATACTACAATACTGGTACAAATATTCTTTACTTTTACAATGGAACAGATTGGACACCCGCATCTGGTTCTACAGAAGTAATTCAAGACATTATTGGTTCGTCCGTATTAGCAGGAACAGCTTTAACCGCAACATACGACGATACCGCAGGCACAACCACATTAAAACTTAATGATACAGCAGTAACTGCTGGATCTTATGGGTCAGCAACAGCAATTCCGACATTTACAGTTGACGCCCAAGGTCGTTTGACTGCAGCAGGAACAGTAAACGTAGCAACCAATCTTTCAGTTGCTGGAGACACTGGAACAGACACAGTTGACCTTCTTACAAATACACTCACAGTTGCTGGCGGAGAAGGAATTGATGTAGCAGTAACAAATAACACAATTACGGTATCTGCAGAAGATGCAACATATACAAATAAGGGTGTTGCTTCATTTAGCGCAACAGATTTTACGGTTACAGCAGGAGCAGTATCTCTTAATAAAGATCCAGTAATTACACTTTCAGGAGATGTAACTGGTTCTGCAACTATGACCAATTTGGGCGATGTAACAATATCAACCACAATTGAGCCAAACTCAGTTGCTCTTGGTACTGACACGACTGGAAGCTATGTTTCAACAATTGCTGGCACAACTGGAGAAATTACAGTTTCAGGCTCTGGATCAGAATCAGCAGCAGTAACTATTGGATTGCCAGATGATGTAACAGTTACTGGTAACTTAAGCATTGGCGGAAACCTTGATGTTCAGGGATCTATTAACTCTATAAGCACAACAGAAGTTAATATTGTTGACAATAAGGTTGTTCTTAACACAAACGTTACTGGAGCTCCGTCAGCAGATGCTGGACTAAAGGTAAATCGTGGAACCTCAGCAGACGTAGAGCTTCTATGGAACGAAACGGCAGATCAGTGGACATTAACAAATGATGGCACAAATTATCATGAGATAACAAGAAAATATAAGACAACTCTCAATACATCAGCAACATCTTATACAGTAACTCACAATTTAGGTACAAAAGATGTTGTAGTTTCTATATATGAAGTTGCAGCACCATATGCAGAAGTACTTACAGATATTGAGCATACATCAGACTCAGCAGTAACTATTAAGTTTGCAGTTGCACCAGCATCTGGAGAATATAGAGTAGTTGTAATAGGCTAAGTCAAAAATGAAACTTAAGTCTTCGTTAAACCTTCTAACGCTTGCAGAGAATCCATCTGCAGCTTTAGAAGGCGACGTATACTTTAATATTTTAACAAAAAATATTAGAATATACAATGGAGCAGTTTGGGTAGACATTACTCCTAAAAGCGATGATCCTACTCCATTTTATATGCACACTCACGCATATGATGGTTCAGTGCATACAGTTGATACACAAAACCCAATTAATTTTAAAAATACCAACACGGTGCAAAACGTTTTAGAGACTACCCCGCTTGTTTTAGGATTTGACGGTGGTGGACCAGGTGATGAAGTAGATTTTCCTAAGTTTGAAAACCTATCATTACTTTCAGGAGGAGCACCAGATTCTTTATACTATCCCGAATCTGAGAGTGTTGTGATTAATGGTGGAGACTCTTCTAATCAAGATACACCAATACTAAATGGAGGGGATTCAAGTGGCAACTAGAATTCAATTAAGAAGAGATGTAGAGGATGATTGGTTTAGAGATAACCCAATATTAAGATCTGGAGAAATTGGAATATCTTTAGATTTAAATACATTTAAAATTGGAGACGGACAAACCCCTTGGAGAGATCTTGATTACGCATTGGCTGGCACAATTGATGAATATATTCCGCTAAATCAAAAGTCAGTTGCTAATGGAATCGCATCGCTTGATTCTGCTGGTAAAGTACCAGATTCTCAAATTCCAGCAGGTATTGCAAGAGATTCAGAAGTATCTTTAGCAATTTCTACAGAGGTTGCAAATAGAAATTCAGCTATTACAGATGCTATATCAAACCTTATAGATACAGCACCCGATGCATTAAATACTTTAAATGAAATTGCCGCTGCAATTAATGATGATGCTTCATACGCTGCAACCATAACAACAGCACTAGGAACAAAAGCTAATTTATCTGATGTTACAGCAGCAACTGCAGCAGCAGCAGCAGATGCTACAACAAAGGCTAACGCAGCGCAAGCAGCAGCAACTGCAGCAGCCGCATCAGATGCTACATCTAAGGCTAGCGCAGCGCAAGCAGCAGCAACTGCAGCAGCCGCATCAGATGCTACATCTAAGGCTAGCGCAGCGCAAGCAGCAGCTATCTCAGCAGCAGAAACAGATGCTACGACTAAGTCTAACGCAGCGCAAGCAGCAGCAATATCTGCAGCATCAGCAGATGCTACATCTAAGGCTAACGCAGCGCAAGCAGCAGCAATAACTGCAGCAGGAACAGACGCTACAACTAAGGTAGAAGTAGAAGCAGCACTAAGAGTATCAGGAGATGCAGCTTCAGTATCTACAGCAGCAGCAGACGCTACCGCAAAGGCCAACGCCGCTCAAGCAGCAGCTATATCAGCAGCAGCAACAGATGCTACAACAAAGGCCAACGCCGCTCAAGTAGCAGCAAGCTCTGCAGCAGATACAAAGATATCAACTGCAGTAGCAGCACTTACAAAGTCTTCAGTAGGCCTTGCAAATGTTGACAACACATCAGATGCATCTAAGCCAGTTTCAACAGCACAAGCTTCAGCAATTGCAACTGCTAAGTCAGAGGCTATCGCAGATGCAACAGCTCAGGTAAATGCAGTAATTGCTTCAGCTCCAGCAGCACTTAATACTCTAGACGAGCTTGCAGCAGCACTTGGAGACGACGCAAGTTTTGCCGCTACAGTAACAGCTAATCTTTCATCTAAAGCCCCCATTGCTTCGCCTACATTCACTGGAACCGTATCTGGAATTACAAAATCTATGGTTGGCCTTGACAATGTTGATAATACTTCTGATAGCAATAAACCAATATCTTCATTAACTCAAACTGCTTTAAATGCAAAATCTGATAACTTAATATCTACAACTGTAACAACAAGTACAAGCTATTCAATAACATCTTCTGATCTTTATAAAAGAATAGAGTTTAATTCGGCATCACCAATTACGGTTACTATACCAGCAGACATTACCTTGAATCTTCCAGTTGGCTCTAGCATTGAATTGCTTCAAGCAAATGCTGGAAAGATAACTGTTCAAGGAGAAAGTGTATCTGTTTTAATTTATGGACCAGATAATCAGTTTAAATCAAGAGTTCAGTGGTCATCGATATTTATTGAAAAAAGAGCAGCAAATAGCTGGTTGGTAACTGGCGATACGGAAGTCTAATGAGAAGTGCTAAAAAGAAAAGGGTTGTTAACTCTAAGCTTAAAGCATATCAGCAGTTTTTAGATAGTTTTGGCGGCGTAACATTAAAGGCTGGTTGGAAGTCTTACAAGGGGTCATGGGTGTTGGGCACTGGAGTTGCGATAAGTAGCTCAGATCCATCTACATATGCAATATCTGGAGTTAAGCTTTCGCTTCCAAATCTTACTGCATCTGCTGGAGTTACTGGTGGAACAGGATTAACATATTGGGTATCAGATGCTAATAGCTGGGTTGCTTCTGTTTCTTACAACACTACGTCTACAAGCTATCCGTGCAATACTGGTTTAGTAACTAATGGAAATAATCCACCATCTGCAAACTGTTGCGGAGGAGTTTCAACAATACCTGGATCTGCTCCATATCAGTATGCAGCACAATTAAACCCTGCTTATTCTTTTTCATATTCAGCGCAACTAAACCCTGCTTATTCTTTTTCATATTCAGCGCAACTAAACCCTGCTTATTCTTTTTCTTACGGTGCTGCATACCAGAATGCTTCTTCATATAGCTACGCAGCATACAATCAGCCAGCATCAAGTTTTACATATAGTGCAAGTAGTTCTTACACAGCAGAAACAAGATGTTGCGGGATTTATAATATCACTAAAAGTTATACTGAAAGAATAAACGGAACACCATTATGTTCGCAATGCAGTGGTCCATGTGAAGAAACATATTCTTTTAGCGCTTGTTGCCCTTCAGGTACAACAAAATCAGGTGCAACATGTTATTACCCAGCCTCAGTTACACTGTCTTGCCCTTCTGGAGGAACCTTGTCTGGAAGTACTTGTACGGTAAGTACGCCAGCATCAACCACCTGTCCTTCAGGAGGAACTTTATCTGGAAATAATTGTATAGTTAATGTGGCTGGATACTACTATTGCCCTTCAGGCGGCAGCCTAAGTGGATCTACCTGTAATGTTTCTGTAGCGGCTAGCTACAGCTGCCCTTCAGGCGGCAGCCTAAGTGGATCTACCTGTAATGTTTCTGTAGCGGCTAGCTACAGCTGCCCTTCAGGCGGCAGCCTAAGTGGATCTACTTGTACTGTTTCTGTACCTGCTAGCTATAGCTGCCCTTCTGGTGGATCTTTGTCTGGTACAACATGCTATGTTGGCACTGGACCAACTCAATACAGCTGTTACACTCAAACAACAACACAAACAAATTATAATTATTATTTAAACGTAATAAAATCAATCGGAGGAGTAGTAAGCTCAGTTGGTACAGATGTTGCATTGCCTTCACAACCACTAGCAATAAAAGTTATTATTTCAGGAACAAATGTAAGATCTATTGCATATTCTACAATAGGAATGACTAATTCTATAGGAGAAAGATCAGACACCATTACTTCACCAAATAGAACAGGGGTAGTTGGAATAATAAAATCTCCGTCTCCATATAATCAAGGCTCGACAGTTTCTAACTTTTCTGCTACAATATAAATATAGACAGAAAGAGATAATAATGAAAAATCCATACATGAGAGATGCCAGACCCTGGGATCTGTTCAATAAAGAGCTCGGAAGAGTAGATGAAGATTTAGCCCAAGAGCGACTTGAAATATGCAAAGTTTGCCCAGAGCTTATTAAAACAACTTCTCAGTGCAAAAAGTGTGGATGCATTATGAATCTAAAAACAAAATTACCAAATGCAAGCTGTCCACTAGGCAAGTGGTCTGCAGTTAATCCAGATGAAAATGAGGAAATTATATAATGGAAAATCCACCAATTAAAGTTGCTTTTGTTATTGATGGCAAAGTTGTAGACGTTTTGCACACAGATGAAAGACTCGCTTCAATATTTTTGAGTGACCCAGTAGTTATAGATGTAACTGAAATTTATGCCAACGGAGGAGTTGGTATTAATATGACAAACTGGGATTGGGATGGAGAGAATTTTTCATACCCAGCATCATCATCAAGTGGCTCACCAACAGAAGCAGAGCTCTTAGCAGAAGATTTAGCAATAGAAGAAGCAGACAAGCAACTTTAATTATTTAGAAAGGTCGGACATGAAGAAAAAAATTCTTAAGTTTGCTATGTACGATGAAGTCTTTAGTCCGATAGTTCCAATAAAATCTTTAGTTCCTGACTGGTATAAGTCTATAGATAAGTTTAAAGATGGAGCAAAGCAGTATAGCCTTAACCCACCAAATGTAACGGTAAAAGTTTGTGGTCCATATATGGATTCAATGCTTACTGGTTATGCTTTAACTGCACCTATAGATTTTTTAGTTGAAATAGAAGATGGAAAGCCAAAGATTAGACATAGGCTAGATGGACGTTTTTTTGGAGAAAGATCTGCAAACCAAGAAGTTCCAGCTCCTCCAGGATTTTATAGTCAGCAGTTTGCTTGGGAATCAAAAGTTGCAATTAGCATACCAGAAGGTTATAGCTTTTTGTTTACTCATCCTTTAAATAGGGTTGACCTTCCATTCTATACTCTTTCTGGAATAGTAGATGGACCGTATGATATGCAACCAGGGAACTTCCCATTCTACATAAGAAAAGGATTCTCTGGGGTAATTGAGGCTGGCACACCAATAGCTCAAATTATACCAATCAAAAGAGAGCCCTGGAAAGCTATTTCAGATTTAGATATCATTAAAGATGCAGAAAGAAACCATAAGCTTTCTAACAAGTCTATGATTGGCTGGTATAAACAGAATATATGGAAAAGAAAGAGTTACGAGTAATATAAGCTTTTATAAGCCTTCTTAAAAGTAAAAATATTTAAATTATAATTTTTTATAATGTATAATTAAACCATAAGCAAGACTGCCTGGAGGCAAAATGGCAACAAGTTACCCAACATCAAAAGATAACCTTACTAATCCTGCCGCAACTGAATCAATGGAAGGCCATGCAACGTTGCACAGCAACGTCAATGATGCAATTGAGGCAATTGAAAACAAGCTTGGCGTAAACGGATCTACAGATGTAAACTCGATAGACTATAAAGTAAGTCAGCTTCAAACAAGCCTGTCCATTCTAGATGCAGAAAATGCTTCAGAACTATTAGGTTTGGACGGGAACAATGATCTTACCATAGACGGTATAGAAAATAAAACAACTATAGACTCATTTTCAAAAACAGTATACAAAACAGTTCGGTATACATTACAGATTGATAAATCTGTTGGAAACTTAACTCACACCTCAACAATTGTCTTGCTTAACGATGGAACTAATGTTTACATCTCAGAGTCAGACATAGTATCAAACACAGATTTATCTTTAGCTACAGTTACTTTTGAAGAAAATAGCGGTATAATAAATCTATGTGTAACACCTGTTTCAGGATCAATAAAAGTAAGATATTTTAGAACAGCACTAAAAGCATAAAAAAAGCAGTAAAAGGGAGTCATATAAATGGCAACAGTAAACAAAAATTTTAGAATTAAAAATGGTCTGATCGTTGAGGGTGCTACAGCTACCGTTAACGGTTTTGGTGTATTAACCAAGGCACAGGCAGATCAAGACTATATTGTTGGTCTTATTGGTGGTACAGCAACTTCAGCCAATACAGTAAATACCGTAGTAAAACGCGATGCCTCTGGCAACTTTGCTGCAGGAACAATTACTGCTACATTTGTTGGTAACCTTACTGGTGATGTAACAGGTACAGTTTCAAGTCTTTCAAATCATGACACAGCAGATCTTGCAGAAAATGCAGCAAACAAATATTTTACAAATCAAAGAGCACTTGATGCAACAGCCGCAGCATATGATGCAGCAGGCTCAGCAGCAGCAGCACAATCAGCAGCAATCACAGCAGCAGGAACAGATGCTACTACAAAGGTAGCAGCAGAAGCAGCACTTAGAGTATCAGGAGACGCAGCTTCAGTATCAACTGCAGCAGCAGATGCAACATCTAAGGCCAACGCCGCTCAAGCAGCAGCTATCTCAGCAGCAGCAGCAGACGCTACTACAAAGGCAGCAACAGCCAAGTCAGAGGCGATTGCAGCAGCAGCAGCAGATGCTACTACAAAGGCAGATGCAGCTCAGGCAGCAGCAATTGCAGCGGCAGCAACAGCAGCAGGCTCAGCACTTTCAAGTGCAATCTCAACAGAAGTTTCAAATCGTAACACAGCAATTTCAACAGCGGTAGATAACCTTGTTGCAGGAGCACCAAATTTACTTAACACACTTGATGAATTAGCAGCAGCAATTGCAGACGATGCAAACTACGCAACAACTATGACATCAGCTTTGGCGACAAAAGCTCCGCTTGCGTCTCCATCACTTACTGGTACACCTACAGCGCCAACAGCAGCAGCAGATACAAACACAACCCAGATTGCAACCACAGCGTTTGCTAAGGGTGAAGCAGATGCAGCTCAAGCAGCAGCAGAAGCAACTGCAGCAGCAGATGCAACATCTAAGGTAGCAGCAGAAGCAGCACTTAGAGTATCAGGCGACTCAGCTTCAGTATCAACTGCAGCAGCAGACGCAACATCTAAGGCTAACGCAGCTCAAGCAGCAGCTATCTCAGCAGCAGCAACAGATGCTACTACAAAAGCTAACGCAGCTCAAGCAGCAGCAGAAGCAACAGCAGCAGCTGCTAATACAGCACAGCAAAATGGAACCACAGCATTCACAGCAATCAATTACAACTCTGTTGCAAAGCAAGTTGCAGCAACAACTGGAAACATTGCAGTGGCAGCAGAAACAACAGCTATAGCATGGACAGCAGTAGACTACAGAAGCGCTAAGCTTGTAGTCAAGGTAAAGAACGGTGTACATACACAGGTGTCAGACCTAGTAGTAACACTTGATACTGCAAATAACGTAGCAGTTTCTGAATATGGAATTACATATTCAAACGGAACAGAATTGGCTGCAGTAACAGCAGATTATTCTGGAACAGATGTAAGAATTAGAGTAACACCAGCAAACGCTAACACTGAAGTTGTCGTTGTTGGAACATTAATCAAATAATTAAATAAAGGTTTTGGGGGATTCCTTAAAAATCCCCCACCAAAACAATTAGGGGATATGTGAACTTAAATGGCAACAGTAGATAAGAATTTTAAAGTAAAGAATGGGCTCAATGTCGCAGGAACTGCCACATTTGGGTCTAATGTCGTTTTAGGAACAACACCCCTTAGATTTGATACAGTAACAAATAAGCTACAACTTCAGATAAATGGAACATGGGTGCCAGTGGCACTCAATTCTGAAATTCCAGACACAAGTACAACAATTAGTTTTATGGATATTGGATTAGCCATTGACTATAATGGTCAGCCAATATATACAGTACAGGCAAATGGAGTTACTCCTGAAGCAACAAGCAAGTTTGTAGATGGCGGATCGCCATCATCTACAGATGCCGATGTTTCTATGGTTTTTGACTCTGGGTCTATATCTTAAAGCAATAAATGATACAATAAGCAGTATAAATAAAATATATAAGGGGTAATAAAATGGCAACAGTAAGATTACAGTTAAGAAGAGGTACAGAAGCTCAATGGGATGCAGCAAACCCAACCCTAGCAGCTGGAGAAATTGGTATTGAAACAGATACTAATACATTTAAATTTGGAGATGGAAGCACTCCTTGGAACTCACTAAGCTATGCTCTCTCACAAACAGTAGACGATTATATTCTTCTAAGCACTAAAGGAGTTGCCAATGGAGTTGCTTCATTAGACGCATCAGGATTTATCCCATCAGCCCAACTCCCACCGCTTGCTAAAGTAACCGTAAGCGCTGTTGCAAACCAAGCAGCAAGACTAGCATTGACAGCAGAAGCTGGAGATATTGCTATTCAGTCAGATAACGGACAGTCATATGTACTTGCTTCGTCACCAGCATCAACTGATGGAAACTGGAGAGCATTAGTAGGTTCAGAAGCTGTAGTAGATACAGTAGAAGCAGCAATAGTTGCTGGAACAGGATTAGATAAAACTTATGACGATGCATCTGGAACAATTACAATTGATATTGATTCAACAGTTGCAACAAAAACTTATGCTGATACAGCAGCAACTGCAGCTAGAACAGCAGCAGAATCTTATGCAGATGCAGCAGTAGGCGTTCTAACAAACGCATCACCAGCATTACTAAATACTCTTGATGAACTTGCAGCAGCTCTTGGAGATGACGCAAACTTTGCAGGAACCGTTACAACAGCTCTTAGTCAAAAAGCACCACTGGCATCACCAACATTTACTGGATCTGTAACTCTTCCAGCAACAACTTCAATTGGTGACGTTAGTAACGTAGAAATAGGATATGTAAATGGCGTAACTTCTGCTATTCAAGTACAGATTGATGCAAAAGCACCATCAGCTTCACCAACACTTACTGGTACGGTAACTCTTCCAGAATCAACTTCAATCGGTGATGTTAGCAACCTAGAAATAGGCTACCTAAACGGAGTAACTTCTGGTGTTCAGGCACAAATTGATGCTAAGCTAGCATCAGCAACTGCCGCAACAACTTACGCACCACTTGCTTCACCAACACTTACTGGCACAGTAACTCTTCCAGAATCAACTTCAATCGGTAATGTTAGCAACGTCGAGTTGGGATATGTTAACGGAGTAACCTCTGGTATTCAAACACAACTAGATGCTAAGGCACCATTAGCCGCACCAACATTTACTGGCACAGTAACGCTTCCAGAAACAACTTCAATCGGTGATGTTAGCAACCTAGAAATAGGCTACCTAAACGGAGTAACTTCTGGTGTTCAGGCACAAATTGATGCTAAAGCACCATCAGCCGCACCAACATTTACTGGCACAGTAACTCTTCCAGCAACAACTTCAATTGGTGATGTTAGCAACCTAGAAATAGGCTACCTAAACGGAGTAACTTCTGGTGTTCAGTCACAAATTGATACTAAAGCACCACTTGCTTCCCCAACATTTACAGGAACAGTAACACTTCCTGCAAATACAATTACTCAATCAATGATGTCAGATGATTCAGTTGGAACTGCAGAAATTATTGCAGCATCGGTAACTAGCTCAGAACTTGCAGTTGATTCAGTAACTGAATTAAAGATTGCAGATGGCGCAGTAACTTCAGCTAAGATTGCAAACGGAACAATCGTAGATGGAGATATTAACGCTTCAGCAGCAATTGCCCAGTCTAAGATTTCAGGCCTCACATCCGATCTTGATGCAAAAGCACCACTTGCCTCTCCAACATTTACTGGTACAGTATCAGGAATTACAAAGACTATGGTTGGGCTTGGATCTGTTGACAATACAGCTGATACAGCAAAACCAGTATCTACAGCACAAGCTGCAGCAATTGCAACTGCTAAATCAGAAGCTATTGCAGATGCAACAGCTCAGGTAAATGCAGTAATCGCATCAGCGCCAGCAGCACTTAATACTCTAGACGAGCTTGCAGCAGCACTTGGAGATGACGCAAACTTTGCTACATCTGTAACAACAAGTCTTGGCCTAAAAGCACCACTTGCATCACCAACATTTACTGGTACAGTAACAGTTGCGGCAGCAGGAGTAGCATTTACAGATGGCACTCAAACAAAAGCTGGTGTTCCATCACTTACAACAATAGGAACTGAAATCTCAGCAGCATATAACCTTTCAACAGGTGGTCTTGCTCTAAGAGATCAGCTTATTCCAGTTGCAGGAGCACGGGCAATTACAGTACCAACAAATGCAACAACAGCTTTTCCGATTGGTACATCAATTGATTTTTACCAAGCATCAGGAACTGGCGCAAACTTTGTAGCAGCAGATGGTACAGTTACAATTCTTCGCACACCAGGATTAACACTAAGAACAACATATTCATCAGCAACACTTACCAAGGTAGCAGTAAACACCTGGTTGCTAGCTGGAGACTTGACAGCATAATTAAAAAAATAAAGATAGGGGCTAAATAAATGGCAAATAAGAAAATAGGTAGAAAATCCTCAGCACAGGATAACTTCTTAGAACCAAGTGCAGTTACTTCCTTAACTGCAACAAATGTGGGTACTGGGCGGGCATATAATAATGGCGCAGCATCTCTTACATGGTCTTTGCCAGCCGCATCACCCCCAGCAACACTTTATACCATTACATCAACCCCAGCAACAACAACACAAACTACTTCTAGCACTAGTTATACATTTACTGGATTAGCAAGTGCCACGGCTTATACTTTTACAGTTGTTGCTTCAAACGCTGCGGGATCATCTCAGCCAACAACATCAGGATCAATAACTGCTACAACAGTTCCGCAAGCTCCAAACGCATCTGTTTCAACAAGTGCCGCTGGGCCAAGCCCAGTCCCAGCTTCTGGCTTTGACAGAATTACTTTTTCTGCAAACGGTACAGGTGGAAGCGCAATAACTACTTTTCAAATTACTTCTAGCATTCGGGGATCTTTATCTGCTTCTGCAACATCTCCATTTGATACAGCATCTCCAAACTCCGAAACTTATACTGTTTACGCATCGAATGCAAATGGACAGTCTGCTGGCACGACAACTGGAACTGTAGAAACTTTTACGCCACCACACTTCCCACCGTTCTTCCCACCACACTTCCCACCATTCTTCCCACCGTTCTTCCCACCACACTTCCCACCATTCTTCCCACCACACTTCCCACCGTTCTTCCCACCGTTCTTCCCACCACACTTCCCACCGTTCTTCCCACCACACTTCCCACCATTCTTCCCACCGTTCTTCCCACCATACTTCCCACCGTTCTTCCCACCACACTTCCCACCATTCTTCCCACCGTTCTTCCCACCGTTCTTCCCACCGTTCTTCCCACCTTACTTCCCACCGTTCTTCCCACCACACTTCCCACCGTTCTTCCCACCGTTCTTCCCACCACACTTTGTCGGCGGTGCATGTGGATACGGATGTAACCACTGGTAATTAATTTATCCTGGGCCCTTTACTGGGCCCAGGCTAAATGCTATAATAAAAACAAGGAGAAATAACTATGAATAAATTTGCATTAACAACCGAAGCCAGCCCTAATGAATGGCAGGTGTTTCAAGTAATAAGATTAATAGATTCAGAGAATACTGATGATCTAGTTAATTGTATTAAGTCTGCTCTTTTATCAAATGCAGTTATTTCTGGGGTAAATATATCAGATGCTGATTCTTTATCTGTAAAAAGAAACGCTATTTGGGATGGATCTAGTTTTAGCGGCGGGCTAGATAAAGAAGAAATAGTATCATCTGTATCACCTAGGCCAATAAAAAGAGCACTACTTGCAGACTCAAAACTTTTAATGGTTTTAACAAGCTCAGAAGGCTCCATAGAAAATGAACTCTATGAGGCAGCATTTTCTCAAAATATAAAAATTGTTCAAGTTACAGACGATCAAATAGCAGCACCAGGCTACATTTGGGATGGTACAAGTTTTAGCGCTCCTGAATAATGTCCAAATGGGAAGAGTTTAAAAATAAATATGGTGACTCAAGACCCTGGGATTTATTTGATTCGTCAAAAGATGTATTAGAAGATGTTCAAAAAAAAAGAATGGACATATGCTTACAGTGTCCAGAATTAATAAAATCAACAAAACAGTGTAAGCAGTGCGGTTGTTTTATGCAATTGAAGACAAGGCTTTCTAATGCAGAATGCCCAATAGGTAAATGGAATAGAGAAGAATAATGGATTTAACGTATTCATCAAAAGAAGAACTTGCCCCAGGAATTTGGGTATATAGAGATGTAATAAAGTCAGATATGGATTTAATAAATAGACTAGAGCAAGCGATATCTAATTCCAAAGGAATGCATACATGGAAAGAAGCAACCGTTGGCTACAGAGAAAAAATGCCAGAATACAGAGATTGTGTAGATTTTAAATGGAAAAAATTTGAATCTGAAGTATTTAATAAATACAATAAAGAAGTAGATGCTATTTGGCAGGATGTTCATGATGCTCAAAAGGTTGCCTTAGATGATTATTGCTCATTTTATAATATTGAATTAAAATATTGGGAAGCAATGAATTTTATTAAATATGGCCCAGGCCAACACTTTTCTTATCACTCAGATCATGGATGGTCCTACATATCAACAGTATCAATGGTTGCATATATTAACGATGACTATGAAGAGGGTGGCTTAAGATTTGATAAACTTGATTTAACAATTAAGCCAAAAGCTGGAGATTTATATATATTCCCGTCTACGTATTTGTTCTCACATGCCGCCCTTCCAGTAAAATCTGGATTAAAATATTCAATTGTTACAATGACAGATTACAACGATGCAACACACACAGAATCTTTTTATAGACAATTTATGTCTGAAAAGTCCATGAAAGATGGGTACTGATGAACTTTGATGTTTATAAAGTTTATCCAAATCAATCAGCAAATATTCAACCGCTTGGAGTTAAAAGAGATTGGATGGACGAGACGTCTGATAAGCATGCCTATCACTGTTTCCCAGTAAGTCTTTCAAATACTCTAGGATGGGGAATTTCTTTTCCCGTAGACATTGAATTTGTTTGGGATGGCATTTCGGATTCAACAGATACTCATGTTAAAGTTTTAAAGGGAAATGATTATGTTTCAACTTCAAGGGCAAATGCAACAATCAGCTTTAATACAAACTTAGTTATAAGGACCGAAGAGAATGTAAGCATGTTGGCAATGCCAACACCAAACTGGCCAATAGATGGAGTTTGGCCTTTTACAACATTAATAAGCACTTCATTTTTTAAAGGAACATTCCCAATTGCATGGAGAATAACAAAGGCTAATGAGATTATTACTATTCCAGCGCACACCCCAGTTGCATCGATTATTCCAATATCTTTATCTAATTTAAATAATTCTATAGCAACAATAAAAGGGTATAGCGATCTTCCAAAAGATTTTTTTCCAAAAGAAGATTATGGAAAAATCGTTAGTGATATTAATAAGTCTGGTAGGTGGACTGATTTTTATAGAAACGCTGTAGACCATAAAAATAATAAAATAGGATCCCATGAAGTAAAGTCTTTACGATTAAAAAATGATGAGACTTCTTTGAATGGCCCAGAGGGATGCGGTATACCACAATGAACAAGATAATATTCCATTCAAACAAGCATTATAATGATGTGGAAACTGCTCCATGCCCAACTGCAAAAGTTATGCCAAAGTGGTGGCAAGATGCTGATATGTATATAAAAGATTTTTATGGAAACCCAGTTTCTAATGCAAATAAAGACGGCGGAAAGATGCTAAACTTTAAAGCTTGTCCAGCTATGCTAGATACATTTACAACAGGATATACTTTAATTACTCCATGCGATATAGAGTTTTATAAAAAAAATAATAGAATAAAAGCAAGAGTGCCATTAAAATTTGATGATTTTGTAGGAGAAAGACCAGAATCTGCTGGATTTCAAGTGCCTTCTGGTTATGAAAAAAATCATTTTCATTGGTATGCTAATTGGGCCCCAGAGCTCCCAGAAGGATATAGTTCACTTTACATACAGCCAATAAATCATTTTGATTTACCATGGCTTACCGTTGGTGGTATAATAGATAGTGACAAGGTTACAACATCTGGCTTAATACCATTTTTTATACAAAATGGATTTACTGGAGTCGTACCTGCTGGAACACCTTATTTGCAGATAATCCCATTTAAAAGGGAAGACTGGGAATCAGATTTTATTTTTCATAAACCACTGGACATTATGAGAAAAGCAGGAGAAACATCAGAAACTTTTAGAACACCAGAAGGTGGAGTCTACAAGAAAAAGTTTTGGACTAGAAGGAGATATAAGTAAAATGGAAAAAAGATTAAATACTAATAACACTCACGATTATAGGTCTTTGGGTTCTATAACACCGTCTGGTTTTTTTGGCACAGGCCCAGAAAACATTGTAGAGCTAAAAAACTTTTTAACAGATGAAGAAAGAATAAGACTAACAAACTTTGCAAAAACCAATACAACATGGGACATTACCGATTCTCACGTAAATGAAAATGGTACAGTAATCTATGATGCAAACGCATGGTTCGATAGAGTTTGCACACGTAGATCTATGGAAATTTCCGCAGACCCTTCTATAGTTGACGTAGTAGATGGCTTGATATCAAGACTTCAGATTGAGGTTGAAAAGTTTTTTAATGTACATGTTCAAGCAACTGGACCAGCTATTGTTAGGTGGCCAGTCGGATCAAGACAAGACCCACATGCAGATAAAGAGCTTCATGAAGGTCCAGACGCAGGTACACCTAATGATTTTCCTCATTACGATATAGCTTCTTTATTTTATTTTAATGATGACTATGAAGGTGGAGAATTGTTTTTCCCTGTTCAAGGCATAGAGTTTAAACCAGTTGGAGGGTCAGCATATTTTTTCCCAGGTGATAAAGGTTATATTCACGGAGTTAGACCAATTATTTCTGGAGGAAGATATACGTCACCATTCTTCTGGCAAATACTAGAGCATACTGGAGAAAGACAGCCATGAGTCTTATTTACAAAGAGCTATATCCAAAGATATGGGTTTTTAAAAATCCATGGAAAGACATCGACCTATTAACAAAAACAATAATTGATTCGGAACAAAACCCAGAAGGCTCTGCTTTAAATTGGCATGGCTGGTACACCTTTGGAAAAGAAGCTGATCAGTTTAACCACTCAATTGAACCATCTGAAAGAACAGAATTAGAAAAACGCTTCTGGGATGAAATAATTGAGGTTTTTAATAAAACAACAAGTCAGTATGCAGATACTTTTGGCGTACCAATTGATAGAGACGCAATAGTTTTTGATGAAGACTCTGGAACTGATGAGCTTATGTGGAAAAGAATGGGACCTTCAATATGTAAGTATGAAGTCGATGGAGGAATTGAAGAGTCAGACCTTGCAATGCACGTACATACAGACTACCAAAGAGACTATCATGATTTTAGAGGATATAAGTTTACGTTTACCTGCACCATGTATTTAAATGGAGACTATGAAGGCGGAGGACTTACTTTTTTGGTAGACAATAAAACTGTTTATTACAAACCAGAAAAGGGCGACATTTTGTTATTCCCAGCAGGAGATCCAGATTTTCTTTCCGATGCTGGACAATTTTATATGCATGGAGTTGAAAAAGTTAAGGGCACCCCTAAGTATTTTGTAAGAAACCACTGGGTTAGATTTTACCCTGGTTCAAAAGAGTGGTTAGAGAATGAAAAGCTTTATGGTAAAGAAATATGGAAAGAGATGGAAATTGCCAGAACCAAAGAGGAAAGAAAAACTGGAGTTTATCAAACTATAGACTATGAAGAGATGAAAAAGCTAGAAAGGATAAATCTAAATGACATTTAATCTAGAAAATCAAAATAGAGTAAAAGAAGATATTGTTTTTTTTGAAAACTTTCTTAGTCCAGAAGACTGTGAAAAAGTTATTAAATACTGGGAGCATTCTGTAGAAAAAGGAACTCTTCCGTGGGCACCAATATCATTCTATGACTCATTTGCATCTAACCTGCCAGACGATGAAGACAAAGAAAAATTTGGTTTATCGCCTGATTTTTTTATTACACTTCAAGATAAAATACAGGAAGCTACAGAGATATGTAGAGGTAATAAAGTTAGACTAGTTAGCTATCATGCACAAAAATGGGTAGAAGGTGCATATGCTGGATACCACTCAGACAATACCCCTATAGATTCTCCAGAGTACAACTCCTTTGAAAGAAGTAAGTGGGCCGCATTTCTTTATCTAAATGACAATTTTGAAGGTGGCGTTTTAAACTTTAGGGATCACGATATTTCTTTGCAGCCAAAAACTGGAATGCTAGCAGCATTTGCTGGAGGTCATCACAATATACATGAAGTACAAATGATTACTAAAGGAACAAGAATAACTATAGGATCATTTTGGGATAATGAAGAGGCTATTTATAGCGAAGAAAAGCAGGCTATGTGGGAAACCGATATAGCAGATCAAAGAAAAAGACAGGCAGAGGACGCAGAGCTTTGGGCAGAACTTAAAGCAAGAGGTGAAAGACTAAAGCCTGGACCAGATCAAACTGCTAAAAAAGAAGTAGCATTGGAGATAGAATGATAAAAACGACTGTATTAGAAAACGGAATGATTAGAGAAGAGCTTCATCCGCAAGTTTATTATTATAGAAATGCTATTCCTAATGTAAAAGAATGGCTAGATCTTGTAAATGATTCTGAAAATCATGAAGACCTTTATTCGATTATCACACCATGGAACACATGGGATGTAGATGAAAACAGAGCTTTTGGAAATCCATATGTTTATGGATATAAAAAGCTATGTTTATTAAATAATGTTTTTAATATAGACAAAGATGTTACAGAAGAAACAAAAGAGCTCTTTATTAAAATTAGAGATCCACTTTTTAATGCAATTAAGGCAGTTTGTGAAGATTATAAAGAGTCTCAAGGAATTAAAGAAGATATTATATTGCTAGAGCAATTTGGAGTTCATAGATATAGGTCTGGTAACTTTATGGGAGTTCATCATGATTCACAAGAAGGTGACACTAGACTTCTTTATTCCATGGTAGTTTGGCCAAATGATGATTACGAAGGCGGCGAACTATCTTTTTCTATAAAAGATGGAGTTTTAACAAGCACCAAGCTTGCATTGCAGGGAGACCTACTCGATCCTAAAAACGAAGGCCTATATGATTTTGCTATTAAGCCTGAAGCGGGAAGTATAGTAATATTCCCATCGCCTTCTCCATTTAGCCATACAGCACATGTTGTTAAGTCTGGGTGGAAGTATATGCTACCAATGTTTTGGATTGATCCAAATGGGTCAGATGCACTATTTAAGCAAGACCCTGAATGGAAACCAGAGTTTGTTTACCCAGATAAAGAAGATTTATTTAAGTAAAAATATCTGGTACAATTACTACAAAAGTTATAAATAGGAGGAAGTATGAAAAGCGAAGAGTTATTTGATAGGGTGTATTACTACACTGATGTTATAAAGGAGCCTAAAAAGCTTGTTGATCTAATCGAATCAACAGAATCTGATAAATACTCAAGTTTCATCACCCCCTGGGAAGAGTGGGGTGCATGTAGTGGACAAATGTACATTTATGGATCACACAAAAGAATAAAGTGTTTGTCTTCTGAAGATATAGAAAAAAATATATCCGAAGATGTTATAGATGATTGCAGCTATATTTTCAATGAGATATTTGATGGTATGAAAAATGTCTGTGAAGATTATGCTTCAAAAATCGGTGATGACGCTGAGATAATTTTAATGACAGACACAGCAATTAAGAAATACATGCCTGGAACTTTTATGGGATCTCACTTTGATCAGCAAGAGGGGGATAGAAGACTTAGGTATTCTATGGTAATGTATTTAAATGATGATTACGAAGGCGGAGAAATATCTTTTAATGTAAAAGATGGAGTATTGACTTCTACAGATGATGCCGCTGCAGAAGATTTTGATAGCCCACTTAATCATGATAGAATTATGTTTCACGTTAAGCCAAAGGCTGGAAGCGTAATAATCTTTCCTTCAACAGATCCATATAGTCATACAGCACACCTTATAAAAGGCGGATCTAAATATATGGTTCCTTCGTTTTGGCTTAACACTGGTAAATTCGTAGATGGCGTTTTTATTCCAAACTAGAAAGAGTTAATTATGGCAATGTACGTTTTTCAAGAAATTGCACCAAAGACATTTTATTTTACATATTGTCTTCAAGAGATTGGGAACTATATAAGCTTCCTTGAAGAAAGCGAAAAGAATACAAGTAATTTAATTAGTCAGTGGCAAGACACAGAGTATGGATATGAGAAGAAGTTATCTTCTGATTTTTCTAACGAGTCTGGTCCAGTAGACACTCGTAGCCTTTTTATTATTAATAACTTGAAGGCTACATTCCATCACTGTTTTAGTCAGTATAAGATATTTAACAATATAGAAGAAGAAGTTAATTTAAGCACTGACTATTTTGTAAGAAAACATAATGAAGGACAGGTAAAAAATAATTGTGGAGCAAAGGGCAAGTATACTGCCAGGCTATACATTAACGATTCTTTTTCTGGTGGAGAAATTTCAATACCTGGAAAGCCTAAGTTTAAGCCAGAGGCAGGCAGCATAATTATATCTCCATCAGATGTACAGGTAACAGCAGAACCAGCAAATGGTAATTCAAGATACATTGCAATAGGTCATTGGGTTTAATTCCCACCCTCTGATATAATTAAAAGATGTCATACTACCTAGATGTAATAAAAGATTTTCCTATTGGCTTATGGAAATTAGATGAGCCATCTGGATCTGTTGCGTACGATATTTCTGGATGTGGGAATCACGCATTATATGTTGGCCAGATCGTTAAGATGGGTATGCCAATAGTTTCTGGCGGAGCTCATGTAAACAAGATTGATAGTTCTAACTATATTCAGTTTACCATGTCAAAAGATTTTTCTGGAGCAAACGGAACTGGCGGATTTGGAACATTTGACACCTACGATAATGATTTTTCCCTTGAAGCCTGGATCCATCCAAAAACAATTACATCAATAACTCCAATTTTAGCAGATTCAAATGGCATTGGTTTATATTGGGATAACGGAAATATTGTTTTTAAGTTAGAGTCTGAAAGAATTGATTACTCTGTGCCAAATCCAAATAGGGTTATCCATGTTGTTGGAATATATTCTGTAGACTCAATGAGCTTATACGTAAATGGATCTTTAGTAGCCACACAATCGATATCTATTAAATTTTCAAATACAAGCATGTCTTTGTCATCTGGCCCTGCTTTATCTGGAGAATATTTTTTAATTGATTCTCCAGCTATATACAGATATTCTTTATCTCAGACATCTATACTTTCTCATTACAATAATGTGTTGTTAAGTAATGATGAGCAAGTATCTGTACCAGACCTCGGAGAATTGTTTAAGGCTGGAGAAAGATACCAGGAAATAGAAACAAAATACGTTTATCCATCTCAATCCCCATGGGACACTTTTGTTTACGACAATGATGCTCTTTCTTATAACAAAAAAAACAATAGCATTTATTTAAATTCAGGATTTACTTCTGGGGAATTTGTAGAAGACATGGTTTTAAATATTACAAAAAATTATGTATCTTCTAAAATTGACTGGGTTGCTTCTAGCGGAGTGTCTGTTTATGTATCTGAAACTTCTGAGTCGGGTCCCTGGCTTCCTTGCGTAAATGGATCATCTATTCCAGGCTTTACTCAAGGTTCTAGCTTTTCTTCAAACAAAATACTATATTTTAAATTTGTTTTTACTTCAACAAATTCAGACGTATATTTGCCAGAGCTGTATTCATTAAAAATTTATTTTTATTCTACAAAAAAAATGCTAGGTCACAGCGGTGGTAGCACACTTTCTATATCTCAGCCAACAGTCGGATCAGTTTGGGATATCGATATAGCAAACGACAGCCACCCAATAAGACTTAGAGAAGGCAAAAACGGAGTACGACCAAAAACCTCAGCATTCTATATTGATGCAATAAGCCAAAATAGAAATATTGAAATGATATTTACTCCAAAGTCTTTATCCAGCGGTTATCTTTTATTTAATAAAACTGGATCTGTAGAAACAGCATTATCGTGGGCGGCAGGCGGAGCAATAACAAAGTCTAATATTAGCAATTTATATATAAATGGGCAGGACGCCTCATCTGCTACAAACATATCTTCATATTTGTATATAGGAGAGCCAAACTATATACTGATAAAAACAACTGCTGCAATAACTGGTCAAATATGGTTTAATGGAAAACAATTATTGGGAGTCAGGTCTAGCGTATTGGACGATAATTTGTATCAAAATATAGCATTATATTCTAATCCTTTAATTAGCCATCAGGAGCATTATGACCTATATATTGGAAAATCTGCTTCTGTAGCTCAAGGTTCGTCTATGGAGATGACAGAAGAGTCAGTGGCAACCTACTCTAGAGACAGAATTGTGTTCCAGGTCATATAGTTTTGTCAGATTGAGTGACAAAAAGCTGGACTTATGTCTACAGTAGTGGTAAAATAATTAACTATGGACATAAAAAGAATCAATGCTCAAATGAAATCTGGCGAGACTAGATTAGGAGTCTATGTCTGGGAGATGCCTGACGGCAGATGGATTGGCGACGAAGACAACAACTTCTTGTCTATACAATCAATGCTGGGCAATAAAGAAAGAATTGATTTGTTAGCAAAAGCGGTTGCTCATTATGGAATTGAAGAAGGCCAGCCTAAATTTATTGAAGGAAGCCGACAAATTGATGAAGAAGAGTTTGAATACCAAAAGCAAAGATTAAGATGGGGTCTTACCCCAGATCCGTTGGACATAGGAGTTCACAAGGAAGAGATGGCTAAACTTAGGGGTCCTCAAAAATGATTGAATCTAAAGATGAAATTTTTAGCGAAAATATTGACATTTCAAATGCAGCAGACTGGGTAAGATTTAATAACCCTACGACTCAAAAGTCTGACGACCTGTTTGACATAGATGCAGAAGAAGTATTAAAGCTTTCAGGCCTTGGAGCCTCATTTAGAAGAAAAGTATCGAGAGACTTGCAAAAAGCTTTTACTGGAAAAGATGGTTCTGTAAGTCAGCAACTTCAACATCAACAGGCAGTTAGCGGGTACGCAACATTTGACTTAATTCAACCAGAATACAACTTAGACTATCTTTCAACAATTTATGAAATTTCACCTTACAACTACGCAGCAATAAATGCAAAGGTTGCTAATATTGTAGGTTTAGGATTTGACTTTATTGAATCAAAAAAAACTACAGACACGCTTGAAGATATCGAAGATGAAAAGCAATTAGAAAGAGCACGTAAAAAGCTAAATAGAATTAAGCAAGACCTTCATCGTTGGCTAGAAGATTGCAACGAAGATGAGACATTTAAAGAAACACTTATAAAGTTCTACACTGACATAGAGGCTACTGGTAATGGCTATCTGGAGGTCGGTAGAACAACGACTGGCAAGATAGGGTACATCGGTCATATACCTTCAAAGACAATGCGTGTGAGGCGCCTCAGAGACGGTTTTATACAGCTTCTATATGGTAAGGCAGTATTCTTTAGAAACTTCGGAGACACAGAAACCGTAAACCCAATTGCTGGCCAAGAGGATAGACCTAATGAAATTATTCATTTAAAGAAGTATACTCCAAAAAATAATTATTATGGAATCCCAGATATTATTGCTGCACAAAATGCTATGGCAGGCAATGAATTTGCTGGTAAGTATAATCTGGACTACTTTGAAAATAAAGCGGTGCCAAGATATATTATTACAGTAAAGGGGGCAAAGCTTTCCCCAGAGTCAGAGCGTAAATTGCTTGAATTTTTTCAGGTTGGGCTTAAAGGAAAAAATCATAGATCCCTGTATATTCCACTCCCACCAGACTCATCAGATTCAAAAACTGAATTTAAAATGGAGCCAATTGAAGCAGGGGCACAAGAAGGTTCTTTTGAAAAGTACAGAAATTCAAATCGAGATGAAATATTGATGGCTCATAGAGTCCCAATTAATAAAATTGGAACTCCAGCAGGTATTAATTTAGCTGCCGCAAGAGATGCAGATAAAACATTTAAAGAGCAAGTTTGCAGGCCAGCGCAAGAAAACCTTGAGAAAAAGATTAATAAAATAATCCAGGAAATGACTGATGCCTTAGAGCTTAAATTTAATGAATTAAGTTTAACGGATGCTGATACCCAGTCAAAGATTGATGAAAGATATCTTAGATTCCAGGTAATAACTCCAAATGAAATTAGAGTTAGAATGGGTATGGTTCCAAGAGAAGGCGGAGACGTTCCAGTAGATCTCGCAGCCCAAGCCGCAGAAATTAAAGCCCAAGCAACCCAAAGCAGAGCCCGTGATCAAGAAAGATCTGCCAATTCACCAGATAAATCTGGGGAGGGCAGAAATGCAAAGGGAGATGGAAGACAAGTCAACTAGTCTTACTCAACTGGTTATTTGCCTTTTTATACAACAATCTCTATAATATATAACATATGATCATAGAAAAGTCACATTGGTCTTCTAATGGAAATGCTATTAATTTATCAGTTCCATTTACGAAGGTCAATAGAGAAAAAAGAACAGTCTCAGGA